CCAAGCCACTCCAACTCTTCACCTGCGGTTCTTCTGTCATAGAAAATTTGTTCCTGTTCTCTAATACCATTGACAGTTCTTTCAAACCTATGACCAAGTTCGTGAATCGCTGTTGTTGCTGAACCTGTACGCGCAGGGTCACCAGAAATAGCAATAATGCTTTCAGAATGGCTATAATATCCTCTATCAACTTTTTTAGGGGTTAAATGTCCTGCTCGAACAGATGCCTCAATCCAACTTGTCGGATAAAAACCATATGCGCTCTCAACAACATTTCTCATTTGTGACCTCGAATTATTGAGGTGATATGATAAGTCAATTCCCTCACTACCCATAGGTCTGATTTCACTTAAAGTGTTAAAAAGTGACTCGGTGTTTTCTGCAAAAGTTCCCTTGAGGCTTCTTCTCGCAACTTCAAGTGCCTCCGAAGCCTGTATATAATCATCAGACAGTTTAACATCGGTTATTCTGCTTAAAGTATCATGAAAATATCTTGATATTTCTTCATCAGTAGCATTCCTCCAATAAACGCTTTCATCGGGGTAAAGCAATCCACGCTTTATTGCAACAACTTCTTTGTATTTTTCATCATTATTTATATTATCAATGACACCCTGCCCTGCATCGTAGAGTCTTTGTTCTGCCTCGGCAACTTTATCATATCTAACCTGCAAAGTTCTATTAACTTCATCAGCAAGTATATGCCCTGCCTCCATAACCTTTTCGGAGGTAAGACCATTTTGAGCAACATCATCAGCAATGGCTCTTATCCTATCAGAATAACTTTGAGTGACAGCAGGTGTACTTGTCGTTCTCCTTGCTCTTTCATCAGCCATCTGCATATCATGGATAGAGGTTGTCCTGCCCCCACCGACATACGAAATAGAACCGTCAGCCCTACGGTATCCGATAACTTTTGTTCCCATCGTACATCTGCACATCCACACTTCTTGTGCAGGACCTTGCCCATCCCCAGGGAATCGGCACTTATTTGAGAAAGGCTTGTCAAGGTCTTGCAATTCTCCATCTATTGCCAAGTGGCTTGCTCTTGTACGCTCATCGGGAGTTGCAATCCACTTCTTTTTCATTACAAGACCCTGTTCCGACAAATTCTCATAACTGTCAAGCCTACCTCTATTCTCGGCACTTGTAACCATTGTTCGGGTATTGCGAATCGCTGAATTGACGTTATTTCCCACAACGGCTGTCATACTGTTAGACATAGTTCGCATGTCATCACCATTTAACAAGCCTTGCAGGATTTTGCTCGCCATCTGCTTTTCATTCCAACGTTCGTCCTTTGGAACATCTACCTTTTTATCGGGTACTTTAATCTCACCGTCATCGATAAGCCTGCTTATAGTGTCGGGATTGAGCATATTGAATTCTATGTTTGTTGATTTAGCCATTTACTTTAATTCCTAACTTTCTGCAATCAACAGCCATCTGATTGTAATTGACCATGTACACATTAGGCATTTCTGCATTCACAAGATCGAGTGCCTTTTGGTTAACTCGTGCCATTTCCCTCGTAAATCGCCTAACGATAGATTTGTAGGTTTTATTCTCGAGAGTGAGTTTTTTCACCTCATCGGTGTACTCTTTTTTAAGCCTGCGTTTATCTTCCTCTGTCTCGGCTTCCTTGTATGCTAAATACGAGCGATAAGTGGAATCCTTAACATCCATCATGTATCGCTCGTACTCTTTCTGCACCTTTTTGAGTTGAGGGTCATTGGCATAAACAGCCTTGACCCTCCTCTCTAATTGCCTCAACAGTTTTTCAGTTTTCTTCCTCGCTCTGTCCGCCATCGTTAAAATTATTATTATTATTGTTGTTGTTATTGTTAAGGTTCTGCATGCTAACTTGTGATTTTAACTCTTCAAGTTCAGCCTCCTGTTCAGCAAACCTACTTGCCTCTTCCTCATCTTTCCTCTTAAGTATCTCATCAATTTCATCAATATTCAAGAAAGGAAGATGCTTAAGAATAGTCTCATCGTCAAGATATTCGCCTGCAGAAAGTACCATGCTTGTAATCTCGGGCTGATTTGTGGTCTTTCTCCTGTGATAAGTAGGTGAATCCTCTATGCCGACAATAGCAAGTAATGCGTTGATTGCCTCGGTAACACAAGCCTCATATCCATCGCACTTAAGTTCAAGATTTTCGTACGAAGTCTCAATCGCTGTAGCCGTGACATTTCCCGCTGATAACTTATCAGTATCAAGAGCCATAGCATCACGATACAAACTGTCACGGATATCCTGTAATCCTGCCTGCCTTGCTTGATATGGAAGTTCCATAGTATGTGCTTCTGCGTGTGCATCACTATCTTCAAGCGCGGCAGCCTTGACACGCTTGATTTGATTTATAAACTTTGCAAGGTCAACCTCATCCATTCCACCTGCGTTTTGGATTATCCAATAAATCTGACTTGCATCGTCAAGGTCATTTGCAAATCCCGATTGAATAAGGTCATAGCCATCAATCTTCTCACGAAGTCCTGTAAGTTCGCTCTGATGCTCCCTATTTGCCCACAGCGGAATAATAGGGAAACTCGGGTAGTTCTTGCCATCGAGAATTTCAACTCCGTCAACTTCTGACACGGCTACGGTCTTTTGATAAGGCTGTTTTTCTTTTAATACTCTACCCTTAACTTCACTTGTATTGCTGTTTTTATCAGCCTCCCAAATGAAGTTAGTGTATCCGTCTTTCTCATAAAGTGTTGCACGGAGCGGTCTTTGCTCATCAATCTGCCAAAATCTGATGCCTGCATGGAGTGCGCCATCCTCCATTCCTCGAAGTGGCACAAACTCAAGTACATCAAAAACGTCAATGTGATCAAGATTAAAGAACAGGAATGATACTGCTCCCCAAAGAGCATCCTCACCTGCAATATACAGTTTGTTGTCAAACATATCACCGCCAAGTGCATCCTTGGTATTTTTGTTATTGAAAGTGACACCATTGCCAAGTAAGAAAGAATTTTCCTGCCTTACAAAAATAGGGAAAAACGCATTACAAAATTTGTAATTTGCAGAATAGTTATCGGGAACGACTTCGCCTGCGAGAGTGTACAGCAACTTCTGATATTGAGTAATGGTAACATTTCTCTTTTTGAAGTATTCGTATGCAATTTTAGCCTCCTCGTACAAGGGACTATGCTTATGGTCACTAATAGCACCAAGAATAAAATCAAGAAGCCTGTCAATATCGCCCTGCGGTACATCTAACAAATCTTCATAGAATTTCATTTGCTACTCCTTTACTGAAAAATATCATCGACTATGTTCTCCCTGCTTTCCCTCTTTGCAATTTTAGGATAGATGATTCTTGCGAGAACAGATGCACTGTCGGGAGCGTCATCGTGTTCCGCATCCTCCGAGTAGTCGCAAATCTGTTCAATGTACTCGGGGTCAGTTCCCTCTACAATCACGACATCTGCCCAAATTGCCTTTAGATAGGTGGCAATTTTAATGTGCTTATTCATGTGCTCATCGTAATTGACAGTTCGGATGCCGATATTTCGCAGGTCCCTTGAAACCATACCTTTATCGGCATTTTTCTCGATGTACATTTTACCACAGGCGTATTTTGTGTACAAATCCAAAATCTCACCGTAGCAATCCTCTACATGCTTCCGCCACATCTTACCAAAAAGATAATACACACCGTCAACATAGGTCAAGATGCTAAATGCCGTATAGTCCTCGCCATAGAAAGCAGAGTCAAGGTGACACAAGCCGTTTCTGATGTATCTGATTGAACCGCCCTGCTTCGGCTCTCCGAACAGAACATTCTCATCTGCAATGTGCTTAAGTTCGTAGTTAGCAGAAAACAGTGAGGGTGACATGTGAATCTTAAGGTTCTCAATCTGTTCTGCAGACATAAGCCCTGTAGAGTAGCAATCGTACTTCTTAGGGTTAGGCATAAGCGTAAAAGCATCATCCTTGTGCCATGGCGTACCTGTGTTGATGAATCTACCGCCACGGTTCTTGATGTTCTGTAACTCTTGATAGACTATCTTAGTACGCTCACGCTCCGCCTGCGATACACGGTCATTTACATTGACAATATCATCAGTAACAACGATATCGGCATGCTTACCTGTGATAGACGTATACACACCAAGCCCGACAAGTTGGCTTGTACCTTTGATAGTCGTAGGCAGGTTAGTGTGAATTTCGCTTGAACTATCCTTGATAAGCCTTAACTCTTTTCCATAGATAGCCTGTACAATGCTCTGCATACATCCCGATTTAAGGATGTTACTCGCCTGCCTTGCAATTTCGGTTACATCCGAGCCTGTTTTACGGAAATACAAAACAGTTTCATTTGGGAAAATCACACAATGAATAGCAAAAAAAAGTGACAGTGTTGTCGTTTTGTATGAGCCACGGTGTGCCTGCAAAGTTTGATCATCTTTAGAATACAGAAAAGACCGCAACCACTCATTATGTAGTGCGGTCAAATCCTTGAATCCAACCCAATGTCCTATCTCAATCGGATTTTCCCATAAAAGGTTTAAAGCCTGTTCTTTGGTAATCATCGTAAATTGCAACAATCCTTTTCATTCGGGTTAAAGTGATATTTCCAATATTCGTATGCTTCATTCTCATCCTCACACACGGATATCTCTTTGAATCCTGTGATGTTCTTGATGAGTTCCTGCTTCTTTGCTAATGGCAAATGATAATAACCACCGCTTGAAAGTGTATAAGGTGAAAAGTCGATATCGAACCACTTCTTTATCCAACTATTTACTCGCAAAAACTCTACAAGTATTTTATCACACTTAATACTGTTCAAAACATCGAAGTCTATAAACTCGGGGATAAATGGTGACAACCTTAATTGCACATCGAAACATAATTCCTGCAATCTCTCGATAGCCTTTATTCTTCTGCTTGGAAGTGGTGCTTTTTCATATGAGAGTTTTGTGTACAGGTCATCATCAGTACAGGTCACGGTTATCTGAATGTGTGCGAGGCTCCTGTCCATGAGATCAGTGTACATAGGCTCGGCAACCAAGTCGCTTTTAGTGACAATCAGATATCCGATGCCATACTCGTTAAGAGCCTTGATAGTTTCGTATGTCACTTTCTCCTGCCGTTCGATATTTTGAAAACAATCCGTCATTCCGCCAAGCCTAACTATAGTGCCTGCTTCGAGTTTGGATATCTTCCGCCTTATCTTCTCAATATCCGCAACGGACGGATTTTCTGCATCCCACAAATTTCGAAAGTTCAATAAAGTCTTTGCATAACAATATGAACAATCATGCTGACAACCACATCCGTAAGTATCAAGCCTCGTAGAGTAGTTACAATGACTACCCTCGTTGCCACCTACAGTTTTGAAAAATGACTTAAATTCTTTCATGCCTCTTCTCCGACATTTTGCATCTTATTTGCAAAATAATCATTCATTTCCTTAACAGTATCATCATCGGAAACTGAAATAGCAACCTCCTGCCGTTCTGCCTGTCCAAGATACTGTTTGCCAAGCCAAATTGCCATGGTAGCATTTGTCTCTGCCATGCGGAATTGAGCACGCCTTAAGGATATTTTACCGACACCTCTTTTTTTATCGTAAATGTCCGCAAAACCCTCTTTGTACTCACGTTTGCACCAACGTTCAATCGTATCAACAGAACAGTTAAAAAAGCCTGCTATTTCGTTGATAGTGCATTGTATAGAACACAACTTCTCGAACTGTTCCCTGTCTATTTCAATTCTCGGTCTTGCCATATAATCACCATTCGGAGATACAGCAGAAAGTGGTATGCTTTACTCCGCCTTTTTCAACCTTATCAGAAATTGAAGTAGAAACAATGTTATCAAGTTCCCAACCTCTAATTTCAAAAGCCTCTTTTATCATATCATGTAAAGTGTCAAGTGCCTCCTGCTCGGTAACATTCTTTGTAGAATATTCCATGATAACACCGACATGAGAATGGTCAACAGGAAGCCCAACACCAATTGTAGACACAATCACATCGCCCTCAATGTCGCTTGTAATTGTAGAATAAGCGGTAGGTAACAGGCTACCCTCCTGTATATGAGAAGTGATATCCTGCGGTTGTACCCACACATGCTCTGCAGGTAAAATCGAAGAAAGTCTGACAAGATTGTAATTTCCGACACCTGCGTCAAGTAAAGCCTTGTCAAAACTCGGAAGTCCGTTCACAGACGAACCCTTACCCTTGCTCATGCAACACTCTTTTGCTAAATAATGTTCACTCATATTTCTTTCCATTCCTCCTTAACCACCATTGATTACCATACTTAAATTCTCTGAATGCAAACTGTTTGAATCCGCATTTTTCAAAAGTTCCCTTACTCGCTAAAAGAGCATGAGTAGAAATAGAATACTCGGGATAAACATGATTGCATACAAAATCAAGAAGTGCAAAAAAATAACCTTTTCTGCGATACTCTTTTGCAGTAAAAACCTCACCAATGTACAACTCGCCACGCTGTTCACGGATACATAGAAACGATACGCGCTTGCCATTTACATTAAGGCAATACCAATCGCCATGGTCTTTCAGTGATACAGTATGAGGGTCAGGCTTATACCCACATGCAAGCACATCCTCGCCTGTTATCAACTCTATAGAATAATCATGAGAATTTGTTTCCATTGTTACCTCTAAAAATAGTATACACAGGCTTTGACATTAATGCCTCAAGTTTTTCTTTCTGTTCTTTGAGAGATACAGGATTAGGCATTGACGGTGAAAAAGTGACTTTAGGTGACTCCCAATTCACATCGCTTAAATCCTCGCCTCGCCAAACCTTTGAAACCTTGCGACTATTATTGTATCCGAGAGTGCTGTCCGTAGGGCATAAATGCTGAATGGTACTCGGGATAGTAGACATTATCTCAAGACCGTTCTCAACAGCATACCAAGCATAGATGCCATCATCGTAAGGGAAGTCTCTGCCAAGTTCCCTGTCTGCAAACTCAAACATAGGCTTAACATGAGATAAGGGCATTAACATTCCCTGCCCCCAAGCCTGCCTACCTTTGATGATAATGTAAGGGCTGTCGGGGAGTGCCATCTGAAACTTAAGCCGTGAACAGTACAGGCTGAAAATGAATTCGGGATTAGTATTCACAATCCTGTTCATTATGCCAATGAAATCGTCACACAGCAAAAGGTCATCCTGCAGAACCACTCTATGTGTAACTCCCTCTTCTGCAGGTGCCTCCCAACATTTACGGCAAGTGTACAAAGGTCCACCTCCGTTCGGTCTGTCATCATAGATAACACACTCATCCTCGGATAGTCCAAGTTTCTTGCACATATCAAGTACAAAGTTCCTGCGAGACTTAACCGCCATGATTTTCACATCACACTTGTACATGTTATCCTCCTATTCTTTGAAAGTAACTGATTGCCGTTTGGTGCTTCGTTTAGGATTAATGATAGACTTAACCTGCCTATGCTGTACAAGGCTCGGACACCACACAAGATAAGGAGTTGAGTTCCCCCAAGCATATCCCACAAGATAATCATAAGCATTCGGCTCTGTCTCTTTTTGAGTCCATGTCTCATAAGCCTCCACAACCTTTAGGCTAAATCCCTCGGGAAAATACTCGCATTGGTTCATGCAATACTCCCTACCTTTTTTGAAGTGAGGTTCAAGTTTGGTCTTTGACAGGCTGAAAAAGTTGATAAGGATTTTGGGGTACTGCTTGATCACTGCCTCAATCTTATTCTTAAAATCAGATGTAAGGATGATATCATCCTCAAGCAATACGGCAGGCTGTCCTTTAATGATGTTTTTGCACACATGCAAATAAGACTTCATAGCATCGCCAAACTCATCATAGTAAACAATTGCCTCGGGTATCTGCTTTAAGATTTCGTCAACGTATTCTTTTCTCTCTTTCACAGCACGGATAACATATAGCATAAGCCACCTCAATCCTTAAAATCGGACTCTTTGAAGAACATAACAGTTCCGCACTTGTCACAAACAACCTTGTAATAAGGCTCGGATGCAAGTTCGGAGTTCTTAAGTTCTTCAGTTTTCTTTTCCTGCTCCTGTTTTTTGAGGAAATCTTGATACATCCTCTCACGGTCAGCCTCTGAGAGCGTTTTTGAGGTCACTTCGGTGGGTAGTTCTGCGTTTGAAGATGCAATATCGGCTCTCACGGCTTCTGAATTTGGCATATTTTCGAAATCTATCTTTGGAAAGCCGATATCTGACAGGTCAAAGTCAATGCTATTGACTTCTTCCATGAGTTCATCGGTAATCCATTCGGAGTATTCAGAAATCTTATTGTCGGTAATTCGGTCTGCCTTAATAGCCTCCTCATCAGCATGAGTAATGATACAAGGAAGTTCGGTCATACCGAGTCTGATGGCAGCCGTAAATCTCGCATGTCCTTTAACGATTATTCCCTTTTCATCAATGACAAGGGGAACATTGAATCCAACTTTAGGGATGAGTTTTGTAAGCAACTCAACGGTCTTTTCGTTCCTGCGTGGATTGCGGACATAAGGCTTAATGGTATTGATAGGTCGCATTACTATTTCTTTTTCAATCTGAATGTCGCTCATATTTATCTCCTAATCACTCCGTTGAAATCATAAAGAACGTTCTTGTCAACGTACAAAATATTTCCACACTTCTTGCAAGTGCACTTAAGATATTCCCTTTGAGCCTTTGGTGTATGTGCCTGTTTGATAACGGCATTCTGAATAGCACTCTCGGAGGTCATCTGTACCTCAACGGCATTTTCCTTTGCCTGTCTTTCAAGGAATTCCTCGTAAAGTTTCCGCTTCTCTTCATCGGACATCTTATTCTCGGGCAAATCCTCATCAGCACCAAAATCCTCCATGGACGGAATATCGTCATAAGACATTTTAGGAAGCCCCATATCAGCAAGGTCAATATCAAGGTCAAGCATATCAACCTCGTGCATAAGTTCCTCATTTATCCACTCGGAAAATTCGGAAATCTTGTTATCTGCTATTCTGTCTGCACGGATAGCATCTTTATCCGCATGAGTAATAATACAGGGTACTTCTGTCATGCCAAGTTTGATAGCGGAATTGTAACGTGCGTGTCCTTTGACAATCACGCCATCGGCATCAATAACGATGGGCACGTTGAAACCAACTTTAGGAATAACCTTGCAGAGAAGTTCAACGGTCTTATCGTTTCTTCTCGGATTTTTCTCATAAGGCTTAATTTCATCAAGCCTCTTCATTACAATCTGATTTTCAATAGCGATATCACTCATCCTTATGCTCCTTTTCCCATTCTGCTTTCACTTTGGCTTGGTGATCAGACATAGCAGACCTACTGTATTCGTTATTCTCGTAAAGTTTAGCGTAACCTGTAATGTACTTAAGCCTTACAAGTTCCTCTGCCTCAAGTCCAAGGTTATTGCAAACTTCCATATCGGATGCTCCGTTCATAAGCATTTCCATAACGATATTAGACATACCATTAACGCTATGCTTACCTCTCGCACGGTTATGTCTTACAGTGGAAGCCATAAGGTCATTCATGGTCTTTCCGTGAAGAACAACACAAGGAAGTTTGCCCTCACAGGAAGCGTAAATGTCCTTATATCTTCTCATAATGCTGTACCTGTGGAATCCGTCAACGATAACGTAGCGGTCTTTCTTTTCATCGTAAATCGTAACCACAGGCTGTGTGTATCCGTCTTTCTTTACTGATACATACAACAGTTTCATTTCCTGCGTGGCAACGGAATTGGGATTGTAGTCATTTGCATGAATCTTTTCAATCGGTATCCATTCCACATTGTTGATAGGTTGGTCTTTAATTGCCATTTTTGTCCTCCTCCAAGGATTTTTCATACTCACGCAGGTTCCGTTCAAAGTACACGTTGTCACTTTTCTTTCCCTGCACAAGTCTACGGTTACGATAATTCTTATTAATGGTTCCGCAGGTATCATTTAGGATAACTTCACGAACATGGATACGATACCATCCCTCGTCATCCTGCCCTTTCCACTCCTTGCGGTAATGCTCCCAATATTTAGGCTCAATTATGTGAGTAAGGAGATAATCCCTGTACTCTTTCCAATCCTTAAACATAAAAGGCAAGTCCTTGGGAATAACATCGCCCTCATCAAAAGCATGATTGAAAGTGGAAACGCCACTTATTCGTGCAATAAAGCGATTGTATGTATCCTTTTCAAACTCCTGCAACATCTCAATTGCGCCCCAAGAAGTCTCATGGATAAGTGCGGACACTCTCATGTTATGCTTATTGACACCATACTGATACATCAAGTCATAGCATTTGTTGTACTCCCAATGGTTCTTTGCGATTGCTGTCCATATATCATCATTTGTGAAGTCGTAAATCGGGTAAAATAAGCGACATTTTGAGTTCTTGGTCTGTTTCCCTCTAACCCAAGTTTCGCCTCTGAAAGTTTCCTTGCTAAACATGATAGCGGTACGTCTGTTAAGTGACTCACTTATACGCATGCCACAAAGAACAGCACAGTTCTGTGCATTCTCATCAACATGATAGTCGGGTAACCTGTCAAGGACATAATAAAAGGCTTTATCCCTGTCAAGTTTGCTCGTATCTATAGGGCATTCTTTAATGGAAATATCGGATTGAGGGTGAACCCACTTATCCTTTTCAGCAGGGTCCCATATAAGCAAGCACTCCTTGCCATTAGAAGTTGAAAGATTGTTAGGGAATTCAAACGGTATCTGATACCACAAAGGTTTTACCTCGGGGCTATGCATAATTTTGCTCATGTAGTCAACGGTGTTCTGCCACTCTGCCTCTTGGTCTAACCACAAAACTTTGAGAGGGAGTCGATTACGCTCCCTCGCAACTCTCAATGCTAAATTGAAAACAACTGTACTGTCCTTGCCTCCCGACATATCAACGATAATATCATCGTGATAGTCAAAAATCATGTTAACTCGTTTCAGTGCCTCTTCAAAAACATTCGTATCCTTGTAGATAATCGACATTACTTTGGCAATCCTTTCCACCTTATAGATATAAAGTAATCTTTTGCATTGCTCCGATTAATTACCATGTGCTCATCGGTATAGTCAAACACAACCTCGCCACTGTCGTCAACCTTTGCTGTACTCATAGTCCAATAGTACCTGCCATCGACATATAGATACTTATTCGGTCTTTTGAAAAACCACAAAGTCTGTCCATATAACTCGATAGCCTTTACGAAATTGAGAAAATCTTCGTCAGTTCCTGCGTGTTTATGTCTCACAATATACTCATGAGGAGCGGAATTTGCATAGGTTTTTGCAAAATTCCACTTTTCATTGGCAATAAAATCTCTTACTTTGAACATTTTTAAATCCTTTCATGCGTTTAATATACTATTAACAGGCGATTATTGCAAGTTTTTAGTGCTTTTTCACTCTTTTATCGGCTCTACTTGCCCTTTAATGAAGAAAAATGCAACTCTTTGATAATACCTGCCATTGGATTTTTTACTATCGTTGTCAGGCCCTGCAGGACCGTCACCCTGTTCATCATCCTCCTTTTTACTCCTGCCTGCTTTCTGCCAAATCGGAAACCTTGCGATTGAGTGCTCACCTTTCTTCACGGAAAATCCTAATTTCTTCCAACCTTGAAAAGTGTGGATTTCCTCGGGCATCTCAATCTCACGCTTACCGTTCTCATCTTCAAAAATGAACATCTCACCTGTTCCACTGATAACACCCTCTTCCATGAGAAAGACCCGATTGCTCAAGATAATCTGCTCATTTGTCATTTTGGCTATCCTCCTGTAAAACGTTGAATTTACTATAACTCCAAACATTTATATTTTTGCAAGAATGACACTTTATCTCGATAATGGGGGAGGGGTCACAGGACCCTGCTCCCGAAACTCTTCCCAACTTATGCCTGCATTCCCCACAACGTATCCAATTCTTCTCATCTGTTATTGCTCTTATCATTGGTCAGTACCTCCTTAATATACTTTTCATTTCTGCGCTTGATACTCCTACATGACAGGTAAACAGAGTTATCTCCGAAAGCCTGTTCTGCAAACTCTTTTGCCAAACTATCATCAATCTCTGATGTGAGTGCCCTGCCTCTACCGTCACCTCTGTACTTTGTGATAGGGCTTCTACCCTGCCAATCAAACCCGATCACTCTGAAAAATGCAGGATGTGTGAGTGGAAATGATATCCTCTTAAGGTCAATCGGCTTATCGGAGGATTTAACCTTAACACACAGGATATCGGCATCTTTTTCACCACTGAAAGCCTGTATTGCATAGAGGTTAAATCTGTATCCCTGCTTCTCAAGTTCGATTATCGTTCCAAGAAGTTTCTGACCTGCTTTGATTATATCTTCTGATGAGGCATCTGCGTTAATACCCATGTCGTAGTACACATTGATAACCTTACACTTGATAGGTTTCATGGTCATGTTCACCATTGAGTTTGGAACTCCCTTGAGGGCGAGGGGAACAATCGGTGCAAATCCGTGAACATTGTTCTCGAACGATATTCTCTTTCCTGTCCCGAGTTTGTTAGCCTTAAGTGTCTCCTGTAACTTGTCAACTGTCGGCTGATATCCAAGTCTCATAAGTTCAAGGGCTTCATTGTAACTGTTAACACCATCCCAACTCTTACTATAAGATTCATTCTTCATATCGTAGTTGCTATGCCTTACTTCCCTGTTCTGAAAGTCCTGCACAACATCTTGAGCGGAAGCGTAACTTTCGATATTAACCTTGAACTTCCTGCCGTTCTTAAACTGTATCTTGACATCGGTCTTTATAGTGCTCATATGGCATCCTCCTTATCTCACGCTATCTTCTTAAGTGCTCTCTTGTACTTGCTATCCTGCAACTCATTGCAGATGATGTTAAGGTCATCCTTTTCAAGACCCTTGACCAAACAAGTGCTCAACGCTTCGGGCAGGTCTAACAGGTTCACCATCTTTGCAAGTCTCTGAATTGCTCTGTAGGATACGATAACCTGTACTCCTACTTTTGCGGAAGCCCTGCGGAATTCCCTGCAGAAGTCTGCAAGTTCAATGTCACATGCCATGCCGTTTTCAATCTCCACACTGTAGTCGATAGGAACAATTGCGAACCTGTCAAGTGATGCTCCGTCCAACTGATTTCTTCCAACGTACTCGTAATCAGCACCATGTCCTGTAGTGTTTCCTGCAGCGATAACTCTGAAATCGGGATGCGCCTGTACATATCCGATAGGTGCAGGAAAGTCGAAATATCTATTTGCTATGGCAGCGTTAAGAATAACTAAAACCTCGGGGATTGAAGCGTCCATTTCATCGAGCATGAACACTCCACCCTGCGTGAAAGCCTTATAAAACTGAGTCTCTTGATATCTGCCGTTCGCATCAGTGAAACCTGTAAGTTTGTACTCCTGCGTAACAGCGTTAGTGAAGTAGAAGTTAAGTCCGAGGGCATCCGCAACCTGCTTGCAGATGAAGTTCTTACCACTTCCTGCAGGACCTGTGAGAAATACAGGCTCATCGTTCGCTACAAACTTAAGTACAGTGTCGAACTTCTCATGAACAAATCCCTCAACCTGCTTGTGTTCACCGTTGATGATAGTGACTACCTTACGCTCGATAGTGCCGTATTCCTTTTTGATGAAATCCTGTAACAGCCCAACGCACTCGCTCTTAATGTCCTGCTCAATCTTGGGAATGCTCTGATTTTTAAGAACTTCTATGAGAGCCTTTTCGAGAATACCGAGGCTGTTGGAAACCTGCTGTTCACCGCTCATAACAGGAGCAGGTGCGGTAACCTCTGCCTCACAACTCTCACAGCACTCCTTGAATCCGAATGCTTCCTTTGCCAACTTATCGTTAGCCTTAACGTAGGTGATGATGCGCTTTTTAGCCTTAGCCACATCGCCATCACACAGTTCGAGCAGGTGGTGGATGATATCCTTATTAGCGTCATTTCCGCTACGGAATGCTGTTCCTGCCTGCATGTTGTAGAACTTAATTAACATTTCCTCAAGTGATGAATTTCTGTCAAGTGATGTCATTTCATTGTCCTCCTATGGAATCAATCTTCAAACTGTTCTGCTATCTCAAATGCCTCATCCTCAGTGCATCCGAAATCCTGTTTTAAAATCTCAACTAACTCTTTCATTTCCTTTGACCTCCTATAATGGGTTCTTATGGTATGTAAGGGCTATTGCCTTTTCCCTTATAAGAACATTTTACCACTTTTGAGTGTATATGTCAATACTTTTTTTGATTTTTTTTGAAAAAATATTAACAATATAGCGGAGGTTTTGCCACCTCCGCCAATTTTTAAGCCTTATGTAACAGACTTAACGCATACTCGGTAAATTTTATCTTACTGTAAAATATGCCTTTGCTATTCCTGCCACGTTCGGGAAGTTTCTTGATAACTTCCATTCCAAATCTCTTTGAAGTCATCTCAACCTCGTTGTTCTGTTTAGCCCAAACCCTGTACACTGCAAACAAATCAGATGCCATAATTCTTTCAGTTGACTCGTAATCGATAACCACACATTGTTCAACAAAGGCGGCGATAAGGTCCATTTCCTGCTTATAATCTTTGATAGCCTCAACTACCTGCTCGGGTTCTTCAAGACCCTCCGCCTGCCACTTCATACAGCCCTCAACAGCCCATGCAAGTATCTGTGGAAACTCCTGCCGAAGTTTGTATTTGAGGTTCTTGTCAACCTTTTCCTTTGGAATGTTTACTTCAAAGGGTATGAGTTTAATTCTTCTCCATATACCAATATCAGTACCTTGAATTGTTGGTTTGTGATTTGTTGCAACCCAAATCTTAAACTCGGGAGTGTACTCAAATTCATCACCATACAAGAAACGGCATGTAACTTTCGAACCTCCTGTTAATTGCTTTAATAAGCCCTCATTAAGTCTAACTCCCTCTGTAGGCTCTTCACAGGTTACAAACCTTGCAGACTTCAAACGTGCAATCTCGGAGTTCGCACCGCCTCCTAAAGCACCTATCTTTTGAAGCATCAGCGTATCGGGCTGTGTATTTGAAGCATAATCGCCAAGCATGTCAGATATTGTATCAAGAAATGTGGATTTTCCATTATTGCCCATGCCATATAAGAAATAAGCACATTGCTCACGGTTACTTCCCGAAATAGAATATCCTATACTTTTTTGAATATAGTCTTGAAGTTTCTTATCTCCGTTCGTAACATCATTAAGAAACTTCAACCACATCTTCGGAGGTCTACGTTTTATATCATATTCAGTGTTACAAATTTTGGACATCATCAACCTGCTGTCATGTGGCATCAGTTCACCATTCCTTAAATTGATAACACCGTTCTGAACATTAAGAAAATCAAGATACGAGTCAAAGTCATCGGGGGATGCAGGAATATCATACAAATGTTGGCATTCTTTGATCATCGCCTCTTTAGCAAAACTCCCTGCAGTTTTCTTTGCAAACTTAAGGGCGGTATCCTGTAAATCTTCATCGGGAATTAACCATGCTTCTTTCTTTAAATCCTC